GATAGCAGGTCAGGAGCAATTAATAGCAGATTATAATAAAAAACATAAAACGCACATTGATACTCCTATATTAAATAATCATAAAATGAATTCGTTATTAGCTGACCTTGCTGATACGAATATAAAAACTATAAAGAATGATATTCTGGAAAGTCTCAATAGTATAGATATAACAGAATCAGATAATATAGAATCTATATTTAATAAAAATAAGAATCGTATTTTTTATGCCATGTCTTATTTAGGAGACAAAGCATATTGGAATGGATATGTAGATTCAGCTAATGAATTTAATATCAAAAATATCAATGTCAAGTTTAACAAAGACAGCGCAGACGCTAAATCTCACCCAAATAAAATAAATCCATCTGATTATAACTTAAATGACATTCCATCATATCATGCTTTTTGCAAATGCAAGTTATCAATATAATTAAAAGGTCAATATAAAACATGTCTATCGAATTAATTGAACAAATAGATTTGACAGAAAAGAAAGCGAATAAAGCAATCATAAAAGTTGATCCAAAATCAATTATGGTAGATATCGAGGGCGCACACTCAAATGTGTTAACTGGTAATTATACTCAGTATACACCAGAAGGTTTAATTGCAAGTATACCGTCATGGACAGATCCATATGAGAAACCATGTATCATGTATCATAATGAAGAAGATGGTAAAATTATTGGACGTATTAAGGCGGTTACTTGTAAGCAAACCGATACGCGCTCAGATACTCCTGCTTTACTATTCACGGTAAATGTTCCAGATGAAGAAGCAAAGCAACAGATTGAAGATGGCAGACTATCCACAGTTTCTATTGGCATAAACGCAACTGATGTAAGGTGTTCTATATGCGGACAAAATATAGCAGAAGGAAAATGTGGACATAAACGTGGACAACGTTATGACGATAAATTATGTTATTGGGTCGTAAATGAGTTTACAGGTAAGGAATTATCTTACGTAATAACTCCATCAGACCCATATGCCCATAATGTCAAAATATATTCGCCTGATGATAATGTCGAGTTAAAGGAAACACAAGAACAAATGCTTATGAATGAAAATTTAGATACTACTATATCTGATAATTCTGAAAATGTGTTAAATAATGAAACTGCCATAAGTAATAATGACAGTGACAATAACAGTATTGTTAACACTCAAATTACAGAATCAGAAAATAATTCTACTGAGCAATCTACTGTAGAAGCAGATAATACTGATACAAAAGATTCTACTGTTCAGATTGCAGAATCAACAGACTCTACAACGACTTCAGAGACTACAGCTGAGAATCAAACAAATACAACATCTGAAAACATAACAGAAGAAAATCAGCAAGATAATTCTCAATCTAAATCAGACATTCTTATAAATGAAATATTTGCAAGATATGCGAGACTTCTTGAAGATTACACCAGATTACAAAGCAATTATGATTATCTTAGAAGCGATTATGAGAGCACGCGAGCAGAAATGTTAGCGTATAGAAATAAATACAATCTTTTAATCTCTAACGAAATCAATAATTATAGAGTTCGTAATGGACAGCAAATGTTAGAATCTGAAGAACTTTCAAAGAGATCTACTGAATCACTTGAAAATACATTAAATGATTTAAAGAGCGATAATGTTAAGATTGCAGAATCTGAAAATAAGAATAAAGATTCTGATAAAGAAAAAGAATCTGCGCAGTCTATTACTGAATCACTACAAGTGGTTGATAGTCCTGTAAATATTGTAAAAGATGATTCTGATGATTGTAATAAGAGTGAATCAAATCAATCTACCAAGATCGATATCAGAGAGAAATTTGACAATCTTGGAAACATTTTATTTAAATATTAATTAAGGAGTAAATTCTTAAAATGGCAATTTATCCAAAGAACTCTGGTAGCCAGGAAGTTCTTAGTCCTGGTGCACGCGGCGAAGTTTTTCAGGCAAGTCTCCCTGGATATCGTGACGGCGCGGATAGAATTAATCGCACAAATACTACTTTAAATACGGCAGCTCATGATGTTCCTAACATCAAGTATGAGCTTGACCGTCGTCTTCCAGCACTCTTCAAATACGGATTCGCTTACGGTTTCAACCAGATTGTCATTCCTAAGGGAAGAGTAGTTGCTGTTGATCCTTACATGAATACCATCAACACTGAAATGATGGATGGTGTTGTTACTGATGAGAATGGCGTTGGGCACAGAGTTCCAAAGTCTTATAACTCTCTTACTCTTGCTAACGGTGGCTCTCCTGTCAGACTTCGTGAAGATACTGATACTTATCCTGCTGATGCTCAGTATATTGCACCTGATATGCGTGGACAGAAGGTTAATGGCGTAGGCAAGGAATGGATTCCACTCTGTGGTATCGCAGATGCTTATAATGCAGAAACTTCTTCGTATAAGCCATTTGGCAATAAGGGGCCGAAGGAACATCTTACAAGCGCTGGCTATACAATCGGCAAGACTTCTGGCAAGGTAGAGCTTGATGGTGTACCTGTTAATAACGTCCGTCCTGGTAACTTCCCAATTGGCATTATGGCTCGTAATGAATATACCAGAAATGATGATGCATTTAATGGCATGATGCCTGGTGGTGTTCTTACCGATGCTATGGTTGAACTTCCTTGGTTTGGCTTTAAGGATAGAGCAGAACAGAATCCTTGGGGTTCTGCATATGGTGACCTCTTCCCTGGTGCACTTGTTAAGTCTGATGAAAATGGTCGTATTACACTTTCTCCTCTTTCTTTTGTTGAAGAGATTGGTGATCAGTTTGGCGGGTTCAATGTCGAATCTGATATTGAGAGACAGCAGGTGATTGGTCAGGTTTATTCTGTAAACCGTGATCTGCTTCCTGAGGGTGCAGCTCGCTGGGCTACATGGGCTCTCGAAGAGAGACGCAACTTCCGTGATTTCAATCCGGATGAGTACAGAGCAAATAATCGTGATGGCGAAGATAATACTGTAAACTCTGCATATCACACCACTGGTCAGTATCCTGGATATCCTTTCGATAATACGATTACTGAGCATGACCTTCATATGCTTGAGTCTAAGCGTCCATACAACAAGAGAATGGCTGACACTATGCAGTATGACAATCTTGGTATCCCTGGACTTACCGATGGTAAGAATGTTGTCAAGAGAACGTTTGCATGGCAGGATGGCGCAACTGTGAATGAAGATCCTAATGCTGCTACATATAATAAGATCTTTATCCGTGCATCTGAAGTTGATATAGAGAATCTTATGATTAAGATTGATGACGGTGATCCGGTTGCTTGTGCTAAGGATGCTGTTATTAATGCAAAGGCTGCTGATGGTACTCAGGGTACATTCGCAGTTGTTGATTATGTTGATCTTAAACAGGGTCTGATTGTTATCGCAGTTAAGGACACCAATGCTGCAAATGAATATATGGAATCTAAGCTTGCTGCTAATCCTAAGGCATCTGCTGATTTCACTATCAAGATCAAGTTTGACAAGCGCGGCATCTCTGGTGTTCCTACTATGATGGACTGGGATGGATGCATGGGCTCTGTCAAGATTCTTCTTACAAAGTAATTCAGAGAGGATATAAAATATATAAATGAATATCAATGGTTTTTTAAATGACATTAATACCATCAGAGAGAGTATTAATGTTGCTGAACAAAAGGGCGAGACTCCAGAGGTATCTCGCAAGTCTGTTGACCTCATGGAAAAAACCGTTCGCAATATGAACGGAGATTATTCTACTGGTAGAGTTTCTATTCAGGAGGCAATTACAACTACTGACACTGTTAGACTCATCCCTAAGATTATTGAAGGTCAGATGAGAGAAGCTGCTGAGCCTGAGTATCTTGGTACGAACTTCATGCAGCATGTCACTGTTGATACTGGAAATTCTGTTACATATGTTATCCCTGTTGCTGGTGAGATTCACGCTCACGAGGTCGGCGAAGGTACTAGATATAATGAGGACAATGTTGAGTTCAACACTGTTGAGAACGGCCAGCTCGAAGTCCGTGTCAAGAAGGTTGGATGCAGAGTCTCCATTACTGAAGAGGCAATTTCCGATTCTTCTTGGGATATCTTAGGCATTAACACGAGAAAGATGGGTCGTGCAATGGCTCGTTATAAGGAAGAAATGATCTTCCAGAACTTCTCGACTCATGGACATGTTGTCTTTGATAATAACCTCAGATCTCAGAATGAGGCATTTGGTACGACTGGTAGAGGTATCGATGGTGCATTCAATGATACCATGTCTGTTGAGGACTTCCTCGATCTTGTTCTCGTTCTTATGTCCAATGGTTTCAATCCTACTGATGTTATCATGCATCCGCTGACTTGGGTTGTCTTTGCTCGTAACACTATGCTTGGCAACGGTCTGACTTATGGTGCATTCAATGGTCAGTATGTCCATCCGAACAACATGGTTCAGGGCACTCCTGCTGCATTTGGTCTTGCAAACAATGGCGCTGCACAGCCTCTTATTGTTAAGCCTGAGCAGGTTCAGAATCGTCTTCCTATGCCCCTTGCAATCAATCTTACTCCTTATGTTCACTTTGATAAGATCGCTAAGAGATTTGATATGTATTGCATCGATAGAGCAGAGGTTGGTGTCCTTGTTGAGAAGGAAGGACTCACGACTGAGAACTGGACAAATCCTGAGCTTGATATCCGTAACCTGAAGGCTAAGGAGCGTTATGGTGTTGGTATTCTTAATAACGGTAAGGCTATTACTGTTTGCCAGAACCTCGCTGTTGCTGCTACATATCCTACTCCTCCGGTTGTTAAGATTCAGAATGAGCCTATTGGCGGTTAAAATAAATAATAGCCATCTTAAAGAGTCACGCTAATATAGATTAAAAAAATGACCATAGACCTATTATTATAATATGGTCTATGGTCATTATATTTTTATTCAAACAATTTTATTTGAGAGGAATTTAATTTAAATGAAAGAAATTGCAACAGTGAAGCTTGCTCCAGGCAATGTAGCCTTTTATGATGAGCTTACTAAGATTCATCTGACGCTTAGTAACCCTTATGCTAAGATCTATGAAGGTATGAATCTCAAACGCATTAAGGCATCTGTAAAATATGGCACCCTTCGTGTCGTTGTCGGTTCTCTTGTTACTGATACGGTTACCGAAGTTCCGGTTAAAACTATCCATGATCCTATAGAGCCAAAACAGACAACTGTGCCTGAAGTTAAGATTCAGAATATAGAGACCAAGCCTGCTGTAGAAGAGACAGAGTCTAAAGAAGATATCATCGCTCCAGTTATTGAAGACCCAAAGGCTGACGATGCTACAGTAGAAGACATCGTTGCAGAAACTGTTCCAGCTGTTGAAACTCCAAAAAGCGAAGCTGAATCAGAAACTGAATCCGAATCAGATATTAACCAAGAACAACCTGAAAAAGAAGCACCGAAGCCTAAGCGTGGGCGCAAAAAAGCAGCTGCTACTACAGAAACTGTTGAATCTACTGATAATACAGAGGCATAATACATGGCTTGTAAAACAAAAACCAAAACCAAAACTACTAAACCAAAGAGTAGTGGTAAAGGTAAGTGTAAGTAATTATTTTTAGAAAGGTATAACAACTGATGTATAGAGAATTTAATTTTACATCAATAGATACTGATGCAAAAAATAAAAACATAACAGTTGTTATGACGGCTGCAATTGATGAATCTACTGTTCATGGAGACAACATCCAATTGCTTGATTGTACAACCAATCATTTTGTTTTAATAAATTACGAAGTTGATATAGAGAAGCTAATTATAACTCTTCCTGATTATCCATTGCCTAACAGTAGATATTCACTGGTTATAAAAGGAATCAAAGACATAACTGGTAATGCACTTTTAAGAGGTATCAATTATATTGTTGAATTTACAAGCGCAATTAAAACAGAAGCCAAATTTATTAAACCAGCTTTTTCAGAAGAAGTAACAGATGATCTTGTATTTAGTTTACAAGAGTATGTCCCCGAGAAAGATGTTCCACATAAAGATGATATAAAATTCTACAATTCATTTTTAATTGAAGTATCTCTTGATAACCTATTTAATAATATTATCTTTCGTACAGAATTAATTGATCGCAATAGTATGACTGTAATGGATCTTCAGAACGGTCAATATTATGCAAGAGCAAGGGTACAAAATAATAATGAGTATGGTATCTGGGGTCCAATAATCACTTTTGTACTAAATAAGCAAGAAAAAGAAGAACCAGATGAGCCCATCTTCTATAAACCATTAACAATTGTCTCTGTACCTAAAGACGGTGATGATGCATCTTCTTTCTATATTGAGATGAGTGAAGAAGCTGATGAAGATACTCTTGATTCTATCAAGGTATATAGGAGGATGCTATAATGCTTGAACCAGTTGAATGTACTATACGAACAATTGATAATTATATAGAGATTACTCCTACTGATGGTATTAAAGATAATAATATCTATGAGATAAAAATAGGTCATTTAAAAGCGGCTCATGGCCAATCAGAACTAAGCAATCAGAAGATTCTTGTTTATACTAAAATAACCCCATCGTATGGCACAATAGAAGGAGTCAGAGCACTACTTCATAATTGTGACCTACCTGATTCTGTTATTTTATATAATATACGAGATGCATCAAGGTTCGTTGAATATGTAACCAAGAAGAAATATAGTGAGAACGATGTGCCATTTAATGTATTTCAATTCGTTAAATATAAGGCAGCATATGATTCTCTGATAAGTTTCTGTGTTAATGGAATCACATCAGGTACAGATAAAGGTACTATGGGTGATGTTTCTTACGAGAATTCTTTTTCTGTAGGCGACCTGACTGATCTTCTTAAATTTCTTAAGGCAGAAGCAGATAAATGGTATGATGCATTATTCGATGCAATGTATACTGGTCCTGCTCATCCGAAGATAACTGTGAAAGCTAGTTATATTCTTCATACAGACATACGAAATGATAATCCACCTCGTAGATCTTATATGTTTACCTGAGGTGATTAAAGCATGACATACCATGATTCATTTCAACATGTTATAAAAAGATATTCCAGAAAACTTATGCTAATTAAGTTAGATAAGAATGTAAGGTGTAAATGCCATTTGCCTGGGTCTAATGATCCAGATCCTGCTTGTCCAAAATGTTTAGGCACAGGATATAGGATTAAAATCTATGAAATAAATGGCGCACCACAAACTTCTACTAACCCAACAACATTCAGACAAACAAATCAGATTGCTATTATAACATATTTCTATTTATTAGATGATGTTGTAATAGACAGAGACGATTTGATAGTGTATGATAATCAGGCATTTATAGTTGAAAACACTGCTCGTAATGTTGGTTTCAACGCAAGATTCTGTTATACTAAGGCTGCCGGTATTCCTAAACGATTAGATAATAATATATTCTGGATTAATTACCATAATATTATAGGATCATAATAATATATGTTAGAGTATAAAGATGAGTCTATACTTGTAATTGGCGAAGGAACAACCAATTATAAAGTAAATGTTATCAATGAGATAAAGACTTTAAAAGAAATCGAAAAATACGGTCTTGATTCTCAATTATATGAAGCATATGATTGTGCATCCGTATTTAAAGCAACTACTCACTTTTATGTATTAAATATGAGATATGATACTGATTATCCAGAAATCATAGAATCATTAATACAAAGTGATTTCACATATATAGTTCCAATTAATATAAGACTGTCAGACAAGATTTACGTTGAATCTGAAAATAGAAAGATTCCATATGCTGAATACTTGTTAAATAATATAAAAGATTCAAACTTATCTACAATCATTATGACTGACAACCATGCTTCCCTATATAATGATATAGACCAATATATAAATGATATGGAGGCGAAGATTAATCTATTCAAAGATTTATCTATTGGTATAAATACATATGGGCGTAACCTTATTTTTATTGCCAATAACTTAGCCGACTATAGCTTTGGTAATGTAGTTGCAGCCTGCATGCTAAAATCCTCTCCATATAAAGATTATCCGTTACAGAGTTGTGGTGAAGCAGTATTTGATATAGATAAACACGATGTAAGATCCAAAGAATTTGCATTCTTTAAATATAATATCAAAAGATCTGCCACAATAGAAAATTTCAATAATTTCAGTATATCAAATGATCAGGATAAATATGTACCAATCAACAGAGTTATAAAATATATTCAAAGATATCTTGATTTATCAGAATTCTGCGGCAAGATATATAATGAATATCTGAAAGTTTTAATTATAGATAAACTCGATGTATTATTATCGACACTTGTGAATTATGCAATAACTGATTATAATATTCTGTCTTGTGAATTTGTGAATGACACTCAATCAAAAACCATAATAGTATTGAATGAAATCAGCATCACGCCAATAAATTCAATAGAAAAATATAAATTATATATTGAGGCATAAAATATGTTAAATGATAAAATCAATGACATTAATGATGTCGATGAATTTGAAATTCTGTTGAACAATAAGCGTGAACATGAAAGACATTATATAGAATCAAAAGATAAAGAACAGATTGCCAATAGTACTCCAATGACTGCTGATGCTAACTGTTCTTGCTTTGATTTTATAAAGATGGTTCAACGTATTGTAAGTCTCGATTTAAAAGATTATAATATAGATTTTTCAAGCGACAGACTTGCTTATAAAGCAGATGATATTCAGATTAATTTAGACAGACCAATTATAACATATCAAACTATATCACGAGTTCCTATCAGAGAATTAAAGCCAATGCAAAGATATGATGTCATGGATGACAAAGCAAATCTTATAGGCAATGTATATGCACAACGTTATGAATGCATTATACAGTTTAATATCTTTGCAAGTGTATATAATTTAGCTGAAGAAGTAATGAGTAGTTTTGAAGATATGATGATTAAATATGCTGGATATTTTAAACGCAATGGCGTAGCAGAACTACTTTTTAAAGAAGAAATATCAGATTCTGATTATAATTTATATCGTCAGGTTGTATCCGTAAGAAATATAAGATATAAAGTTCACATTGATAAAATGTATAACAATCTATCTCCTATTATTAATGATGCAATAATAAATGATGTTACAGATGATGCTACAATCAACCATTACGTAGGCAAGCACATTTCGTCTCAAAAAATAAATTAACGTTAATTTTGGAAAAATTGAGGAGGAGCCAATTAATGGCACAAACAACTTCCATTTTCTTTCAGGATGAATTACTCCCTGGTGTATTAACCGAGATCCAGCAGGATTATAATTATGGTTATTATACTACTACTTGGGGCACCACGTCATCAGTACTTGTTTTAGGTACTGCATTTACTGGCCCTCTTAATAAGGTTGTAAAGATTTATAGTCCTGAACACGCACTCTTTGTTTTTGGTAATACATATGATTCTGCTAATCATAAAGAGGCTTCACTTGTTACTGGTATCCAGGATGTATATGATAAAGGATGCAGATCCATTTATGCTTGCCGTATAGCCGGTAAGGATATTTATAAGGATTTCGAGCTTGCTCCAAACCTTGGTTACAAGCTCCGTGTATCTGGTGCATATCCGTCTAATGAGTGCAAGGATATGTATATCAGATTCGTAAATGATGGTATTCACCTTAAACTGATTTATTATAAGCCAGCTGATAGATCCACTATCTATGAGAAGATGAATGGTGTCGTCGATTCTGCTGATTCTATGATTGAAACTGTTCTTGATCTTAGTGGCACTTGGGGTTATACTTCTGAGACTAAGATTTCTGAACTTATCAATCTCTTTAATACATATAGAACCAATAATGTTTTAAGACTCAGTATTGTTAAGGATGGCGTAGATGTTACTTCTACTGATCCTGAGGCTCAGAATCTTCCTATCGCTTCTATCTTCAGCGGTATGTACTTTATAGGCAGAGATAAGAATCTGTGCGATGCATTTACCCTCGTAGATGATAAGCTTGCAGAAACTGATAATCTTTGGAAGAAGCGCACAAATGTCAATACCTTCAGAGTGCTTAAGATAAATACTGATATCAACGCATCGTATCCTATCGCTGGTGAATATGATGCACTCAGAAATATCTTTACTGCTGTTACTACTACTTCAACATTTGACTTTGTTGATAATGTGGCTAATATCGATCTCCTTTATGGTAAGGATGATACTGATTATGAGCAGGTAGATATCTCTGGTTTTGATCTCTATAAGGCTCTTGGTTCAGGTTTTGCTACTACGGCTCATATTGAACTTAAGAATCCTGATATCCAGAATCCTACTGAAAAGGACTATGTAGTTAAGGAAACTGGTGAAGATAATACAAATAGAATTGTAGCTATCTCTGATGGTCTCTATTCTATGCTTCAGAATGTTCCTACCGATTATAGAGTTCTTGCACATTCTTCTGCTATTGAAAGTATGGATACAAAGCTTCCGAGTAAAAAGGAATTCCTTACTAAGGTTGCTGGCGACATTCAGTTTATTAAGACTGATGACGACAAGAAAGCAATTAGAATCACTCCTATAGTTAACGATGATACTGATATCTCTGATACCAATAAGTTTTCGTTTGACCTGTCTATAGTCGCTGATGATACTATTGTTCCTGTAGAGACCAAAGATTGTGCTGCTACTCATACTGCTAAGGCAATTGCAGTTGTAACTGATAATTCTGCTGATAGCATCAAAGGTATCAAAGATGGCGAAACCTTTGCTATCAAGACTGAAGATTCTTATGATATCTTCCTCATGAGAAATGGTACTCAAGTTTCAATTGACGGTATGAAGTCTGTCTTTGATGGTGAGTACTTCTTCGATGTAGAAAATGGTAAGATTCTTAAGGTTACCTATTCAGAAAACCAGACTGCTCCTGCAAAGACATATGCTGTTACTGCTATGGACTATTCTACTTATACTGCTGATTCAATCAGTGATGGCGGCAAAGCAAACTTCCTTGTTTCTCTTGATAATAATACTTTCGTAGCTAAATATGATGAAACATCTAACAAGGCTGACATTATTGGTTCTATTGATCAGGTTCTTACTTCTGATGCTTCTGGTATTTATGTAATCCCTGCTCTTCACAATAGTGGCAATACTCATAAGATTATTATCACTGAGGATTATGCAAGCGCTAATACTTATGAGTCGTTTATGCACGACTTAGAGTCTGCTCTTGGCAAATCTTTTACATTTGAATATGCAGAGAATTTTGAGTCCTATAAAAATGAATATCTTAATAGCGATGCAGCTACATTAAATAATCAGACTACTGTTGCTGGGTTATTTGCAAAGCAAGTATTTGATACTACTAAGTATATTCCTTATAAGACTACTGACAATCTTGCTAGACAGCTTGCACAGCATTGCACATATACTTCTATCAAGACTGGTTCTACTCATGGTATTATTGGTTATCGTAAGATAAGCGATACTTCTATTACCGGTATTGCTAAAGTCGTTGATCAGGCATGCAAGACTGACTTTGACTTATATGCTAAGAGACCTAATGGCAAGTATATGCTTGACAAGGATAGTTCTCCATATAATATTGGCAAGAATATCTCCATGACATTTGGCTGCTACTATGTAACCACTGCTGATGGTTATAAGTATGTTTCTAATGGCGCTGGTGGATATGCTGGTATGATTTCTGCTCTTTCTATAGATCAGTCTTCTACTAATCAGCCAATCGATATTGACGAGCTTCCATTTGAATTAACTAATTATCAGCTTGAGAATCTTACCAACGCTGGATTTGTTACATTCAAGAATTCTTATACTAAGGGCACTGTTGTTACTGATGGTATCACGATGGCACCTAATACTTCTGCATTTAAGAGACTTAGCACCACAAGGATTACCGGTTTCATTGAGACCTTAATTCGTAGTGCATGTGAGCCATTTATTGGTCGTCAAAATAACCTTGCAAATCGTAATTCTATTAAGACTGCTGTTAACTCCGCACTCTATAAGATTATGGGTACTCTGATCAAGGATTTTGATTTCACAATCACCTCTGATCTTTCTCAGCAGAAGCTTGGCATAATCGATATCGATTATGTAATCGTTCCTTATTATGAGATTCGTCAGATCCGTAATAGAATCACTATTAAGGATTCTATATAATTGATATGAGGTACAATATAAATGAACGATAATACTTCAGTTGAAAAATATACAGAAACTTATACTTCTTTTAGCGGCGCTGATATCGTAGCTTCATTCAATGGAGTTGTGATTGGTGAGCTTCAGGGTATAACGTATTCAGTTTCAAGAGAAACGAAGTAAAAATATTTACTTCACAAACTTCTCCGTGTATACAGTAATGTATGCAGGACACGACCTTAAAACCAGTAATCGCTAAAACTTTGTTACTACAATAAGAGATAGAATCAGAAACTCTTATGAATGTGAAGAAATTCGGAAACAACAACAAAGATTGTATATGATGAGAATCTAAGTACATAAAATGCGTGTTTGGTCTCCAAGTCAGAAATGATATGGTCAAACGACTATGGATTGAAAAATCCGTAAAGCTGCAAGCTATTGGCAGAAGAAATGGGTCGCCCCTAATAGGTAATGCTAAGGGTGAAGAAATAGTCTACTCACATCTTAATTGGATGTGCAGCCAATATGGCGTAATAAGATTAGCGATCTTATTAGAATATAAGGAAAAAGCTCCGATCTACACGCTCGGTTCCCCAGAACCTCGTTCCTTCTCTAGAGGAAAAAGAGGCATAGCTGGTACTCTCGTATTCACTATGTTTAACCGTGATGCTCTTCTCGAAGAGTTCAAGGCTCATAACCAGATGAATAAACTCCAGAAATTCAAAGGCAATGTTTCAAGTACAGACATTGGCGGCTATACTCCATATACATCTATTGATGAATGGGATAGAGCAATGACCAATGGCACATACAGCAATGATGGTTCTTCTACTGTCCAGACTACTGGTGATCTTGTAGATAAGAATGCAGATGCTGCATATGCTGATGAAATTCTGCCGTTCGATATTACAATTACTTTTGCTAATGAGTATGGTCAGAATGCAGTTGCTACTATCTATGGTGTTGAGCTTCTTAACGAAGGCTCTGGATTCTCCATTGATACAGTTTCTGCTGAAAAGGCTTATACATTCATTGCACGCAGAATCAGCTATATGAAGAAGGATGACGGTACTACCGAACTCTCTAACTCTCATAAGCTCTCTGGTGCATCTTACGCAGAGTAATTTTAAATAGGTTAAATGGGGTCGCAAATGCGACTCCATTTTTGTTTATTATAAAGTATGCTATTGGTAATAATATGATAGCTAAAACAAATCTAAAATAAGAACGGTAAAAATAATGTCCCAATTAGAAAATATCACACAAACTTATACGTCATTCAGTGGTGCTGACATGGTTGCTGTGTGTAATATCTTAGGTGAAGACGTTGTTTTAGGAACACTCCAGACAATCAGTTATTCACTTCATATGGAGAGAAATGCTGTAAGGTCTATTGGTAATATCAATGCAAAAGACTATACTCAAGGCCCACGTACAATAGCAGGCTCTCTTGTTTTTGCTGTTTTTGATAAGCATGTACTTTATCATATGGCAGAAGCATTTAAATACAACAATAAGTATAAAGATAATAAATATACTCAGCTATATGGTAAGTATAAATCCTTTACTAATAATAGACATGTATTAGCTGATGAATTGCCGCCATTCAATGTCACAATAACATTTGCAAATGAATATGGTAATAGATCCAAGCTTGCTATATATGGTATCAGATTATTGAATGAAGGACAGGTTATGTCTGTCAGCGATCTTTATACCGAAAATACTTATCAGTTTGTCGCGCTTGATATTGACTATCTTTATTCTGGTGATCCACAATTAAATTATGAAGATGATGACGAATCAGAGGAAATAAAAACTCCTCAGATTAATACATCAAAGAATTATAAGTCTGATGATAGTATAGTTATTGAGCATATAAATCATGATTATACAAACAGTCTTAGTTTGATCAATATATCAAAAAAGAGCCTAGACGAAAACGCAAAATTAAATGGCGGTATATTATATGTAAAGCAGGCGTTGTTAAGCGACGCCCAATGGCACGAATATCCCATACCAAAAAATAATACAAATACGTATCGAGAAACCTTACGCCTTGAAAATGGTGTATATAATGCTTATTTCATTGAATCTGAAACAGATTTAAAAAGCAATGAAATAACAATAAACATTCATGATGAGGTCAGAGCATTCAAACCGATAATCGAAAATACTATATATCGTAATGGAGAATTATACCTAAAATTCAAGCTCTTCAGTGCATTATACTTTGGACATACAACACTTAATCTTCGCGATTCATCTAAAACAAGAATTAAGAGTTATGCAATCGATGAAAATTATAATGCATATATTCCATTCTCGGATTTGAAAGATAGCAATAAATATTATCTAGATACAAGTCGCAAAGATAAAGATTATAGTTCACTCGAAACATATACTGCTTCACATATATTCGAATTAAACTTCTCTGCTGAGATATTCGATATAATTCAATTTATTCAAAATCATTGGATACAAGAATATGAAAGTGAATTATTAATGGTGATAAAAGAATTCTATAATAATCAATCTACATTCTTTTATTCGGCTTGTACCATGATGATTAAATCGCAATCATATGCAGACAATGACAGATTCTATTATACATTTTTAAATCGTATATGTGATCTTGAAAATGAATATTTGCAATTAATAAATGGAGAGAATTTCTTACCTCCAGACAAAACAGACGCAAATGAAATTTATTATCTATCATGTCTCGGTACAGCATATGAAACTAAGAAAGATATAATTGTATCTAATCTGAATCAGATGGTTGAGTTTGGCGAAGATCCCAAATTCTATAATGTTCCAAGCATTACAAACAATAAACGGTCATACGCTTATTATTATTGTATGATTAACAGATCCACAAAAGCACTGTCAACTATATTAGGAGGTATCAGACAATATGAATAATGTTACAACCTATAAGGTTCCTAATACAAGACTTGGCAGTAAAGCAATGTATTCTAACATTATTAATCGCAATAATGTTACATTAGGACAAAACAAATATGGTGATCTAAGCAGTTTGTCAGAAACCAGATACTTCTCTGCTGTTGACGCAGGAATCTATTTTGGTGATGTATATATAGATGAGTGCGTTGACATCTCATTTACAATGCAACAAAGCACTCTACCAATTACCGGTTATAATTCATATGTCTTTGATACATGTGCTCAAGGTGCAAGAATTATACAAGGTTCGTTTGCTATCAATTTTACAAAATCTAATTATTTATATGAGATACTCAATTCTATAGACACGACCAATACTGGAGCTACATTAAGTAGTATCAGTAAACCGTGTAACCAAATTACAATGGATAAGAATACTAAAGCACCAATGTATAATAAGTGCTTCAATATAGTTATCCCATATGGAGAAGTCAATACTGTAATTAACAAACAATTGCTTAAACTATCTACTATGATAGTACTTAAGGGAGTCCATTTAATTTCATGTTCACAATCGTTTGGAACAGCTTCAAACGGTGGTGGCGCAACCATATTTGAACAGTATCAATTCTATGCAAGAGATATTGCATTTGATAATAATGATACAACAGAAACTGAAGTTAAAAATGATGTTATAGAAAAAGAAGATATTACAGTTAATAGCTTTATCGCCTATGAAAAAAGTGGAGCATATGATCTTATTGGTAATATCACAATCAACAACAATAATATCGAAGAGATAACAAATATAAATGCCATATTCAATAATAAATATAGTATGTCTCTTACATATGATTCTGATTCATATACTTTTTCACATCATATTTCTACGGCTAAAAGTCAATATAAAAATGGTTTTGATCAAGCAATAGCCACTTATTTATATAAAGAAGGTATGGAAAATTCTGCGCCAGTAATTGTTCCAATTACATTCAATTATAATTATTATAATGATGATACTGCACATAGTCAAACCACTCTAGTTCAAGTGCAATATAAATAACGCATAAATATAATATAATAATCGGAGAGTTATATAATATATGAAACTTAATAGTATTAAAAATAGCAATCAGGATAATAATCAAGTAGAAGTAACAGAGGAATCTACTCCTACCCTTAGTACACAGAAAGTAGAACCAGTAAAAGAGGATTTATCTGGACTCACATTAAATGAGAAGATAGAGTACTGGAAAAATAAATACAAGAAAATCTACAGAACAATTATAGATGATACTACGTTTATCTGGAGAAGGCTCAATAGAAATGAATATGCTTCTGTTGCATTTGAGACATTCAGCGATAATAAAAAGCTAGACATGTTTGAAAAGCAATTCAGATTCTGTCAGTTCTGTGTATTGTATCCTGACAATGCAATAGAGATGATGAATGAAAGTGCAGGTATTGCTCCTGTCCTTGCTGATGAAATAGTATTTAAGAGCGGATTCAGCTCTATGTTTCCTAAGACTGAAGAAGTTACTTCTGCTGATGATCTTTCTGATGAAGATAGTGATAAGGAGTAATAGTCTATGAAAATTAAAAACGCTTCTTCTGAAACTAAAGAGAAACAAGATAGTGAAGTTAGCTTATCTGAATTCATTGAGTCTATAGAAGAAAAGTATCGTGATTATTTTATAGATAAGGTCGATAATGAAGTATTCATCTATACCCCTATTGGTCGAAAAGATTGGATAGATATTTGTGAAAGAACAGACTTGAATCAATTTAAAAAAGAAGAATTAATATGTTCTATTTGCACTATATATCCTAAAAATTATGATTTCACAGAATGTCTTGCTGGTATACCTACAGAACTATCTAAGCTTATTATAGAACATTCCTATCTTAAAAAAGAAGATATGATTGATATGATCACATTCTATCGGAATGAAATGAATACTATAAACAATAATATAACTTGTCTTATAAACGAAGCATTCCCTAATTATGATATTGAAGAAATAGAAAACTGGGGAATGGATCGCACCATTAAGTATTTTACAAGAGCGGAATGGAAGCTTACAAATCTTCGTGGTATGCCTCTGAAAGAGGATATTGTAACATTATTACAGCAATCAAATGGAAGTACGGCAAGTGATGATAGCACTAATATGAAAAGCGCTGATACAGCAGAAGTAGTAGATTCTGGTGCTAATCTGACTCCAGAACGACTTGCTGAACTCAAGGCTAAATTCCCAGATATAGACTGGGGTAATCCAACTACTCATTTAAGATAAAGGTATTTATGCTTGCCAAATAATATTTAAGTATATTATTTAGGCAAGCTGTTTTTATATAAATATGGCTAGAAGAAAAAAAGATAATAGGCGTGAAAGATCTAAACGTCAGCCTGGATTACTTGATAGAATTCCTACTATAGTTGGAGCAGCAGCTGCTGTTGGTATAAGTACTGCTGTATTAAGCAACAGATCTCCATCTATACTATCTGATTCTATAAATAAAATAACTCATGCATTAGGAGAAACTGCGACTCAATTACAAAAAACAAATTTCAGAGATTTTAATATCGATACTGCAAAGGCTGCAATTAATAAATTTGCTTCTTCTTATAAAGAACATACGTCACAATATAATCCTATAAATAAAAATTCTCTTGGATCTGTTTTTAGTAACCTTGCTAAAGTCAAATCAACGGCTTCAAAGATTATTAAAGAAGAGTCATTCACTGAGGGTATTAATGAGTTAGCCAGTAAATTTAAGACAGGAGACGAATTGCTAGATAAACGACGATTCTCTGTCTTGAATTCATTTTTAAGAAAAGATACTAAAAGTTTATATAATCCAAATACAGATGCATTATTCAGATTCAGAAAAAGTGCTACAACAAAATTAGGCGCAAATGGATTATTTAGCGATTCTGAAATTGCTGATATAACAAATGAAGCAATAGAAATGTCTTCGCTTCTTTTCAGAAAAACCGGCACAACAGAAGAAGGGTTTGGTAAGGTTACAAAGTACGGAGGGACATTAAAGTCTCTTAAAAGGTATGAAAAGTCATTAGGAAATGGATCATTCCAAGCTAAACTTGACAAACTGTCTGATCAATTAAGAGAATCATTTCTTGATATAGACAGTCTTGAAAAAAGATACGGTTCCGCATCTATTAGCAGTGCAAAGAATACATTTGCCAAAGACATTCTTAATAATGATCCACTAACGCTAAAACAGTTAGCAGAAAGATATAGAAGTGGCGACAAAAATATCTCTCACAGTTCTTTCATGGATAAGGCAGTACGTGACATAGAAGATCTCTTATCTAGCGCTGATGGAGAAAGATATGGAAATCTATATTGGGATAAGAGTCTCAGAATTGACAAAAATGGCAATATACAAAACTATTCTGGCATAAATTCTATAGCAAGAAAAGCTAAGAGTTTTTATGATGAGACAATAGTCGCTAAGGTTCTTAAATTAGATGAATTTGTAAATACTGATATCTCTCCACTTATTATATCTAATGCAGGCTCGTTTAACCCGATACTCGAGAAATTAATCAATAAAGATTCTACATCTACTAGACTCACCAATACATTCTTAAGTATTAATGGTAAATCATTTACCTATGCTAATGGAGAATTAAATCGCCTCGAAGATCTTGATGATATTATAAAGAACGTAGGCAAAAACTCCGTCGCTGGAAAAAGCATGGAGAAAATGTTTGGCGCAGATTATGATACTGGCAGAACACGTGGTGGAATACTTGACTTTCATGAATCAAATAAAATGAATCCAGTAGAGTCTGCTGTATCATTCTTCACTAAATTTAATGATCCAAGATATGCAAAAAACGAAGCAAAGAATGTATTTGGCAATATAGATACTGATTCATTAGATTTTGATGAATTAGAAGATTTATATGGTAAATACTCAGATATCAATAAGATTCTTCAAAGTAATTATGATTCATTAGATAAAGCTTCTGCTGAAAAATTGTACGACTCTTTAAGCTCTCTTTCTGGAAATAATCAAGTAGATGAATTGCGCAAATACTTACATATTCTTACTGAAGATGATGATGCTATGACATCATCTCTGACAGCATTAGCTTCCGGCAGTTTGTCTGAAGATTCTTTAATGTCCAGTAAACTCAGTAAAGAATTATCTATTCTAAGATCAGATCCTGCAAAATATATTGCAAGTAATCATACTAATAATAACTTTATACCAGGAATGTCTCGTGAATCAGTATCTGCATATGATATGCTACGCAGAGGCGTTACAGATGAAGCAATGATGCGTCTTAGTACATTTAGCAGCATTGATGAAGATATGTCTTCATTTATCACACAAGTTCTTGGTGAAGGAACTGACGCTGCTGATAAGACACTCAATGCTTTATATTCTTCTGAATTCAATAATGCATTTACTGACTTTGCGAATCAATCAGCAGAATCATTACAAGAATCATATACCAATGCAATAAATCATGTCAATTCTATTTTACAAAATAATCAGAAAGAAAAAGATAAGTTATTTTCAATTGTAAATGACAATGTATCTTTATTGCAAAGTGGCTTTAATGATAAAGAGTATTTTGAAAATGAATATTCTGATAATCTATTTATACAGAAAGGTACTAGCCCACTTGATCTTATACGGAGTCTGAATGATTCTGAAAAATTCAAATCAACAGCTAAACAATTTGGGAAGCAATTTATAGCTGGAACAGATAATCCTGAAGATATAACATCTTCTACATATGGACCATTCTTTTTCGCAAACAGATTATTATCAGGTTTTGAGCGCTATGGATTAGGTTTTTCTGCTGATGCATATAAGAATACTGCATCATTAGCTGCTAATATTATGCTTAAGCGAGTCTTACCAGCTGCCGGAGTATTATATGGATTAAGCTATTTAAATTTTGAAACAGATAATTTTACTGGATCAAGTCTTGGAGAACAATTTGCGTCAGGTATAGCCAATGTTGATTTAGGAATAAGACGTATAACTGATACAGTTGGACTGTCTGATTCATTAAGAGACTTATCTATATCTAACCCTATGTTCAGTTATTGGAGTAATGAGCAAGAATATCAAGGTTATGATGAGCGCAAGGAATGGTATGAAGATGGATATAGTCCAGTAAGATCTGGACGTTGGTGGTCATTCGGATCATCTTCAGAATTTCGTGGTGGTAAAATATCTTATTTTACTCCAAACTATTTAAGACGTGTATCATCTAATTATTATGATGTATCTGTATATGGATCATCAGATGAAAAATGGAAACATTCTTGGATACCAACGCCAAGACATCCATTCTCTACCCTTACTGCATTAATGGATCCATACTGGCTTGAAGAAAAACATTATGAGGACAGACCTTATCCTGTAACTGGCAAGCTATTTGAAGAAGGAACTCCCTGGGGCGCAGTCTTAAATCCTACTATAGGCAATCTGATTAAACCTCAGAAAAGAATGCATCAAGATGTTCTACAAGGAACAACCATTGATGTACGAGCTCTTATTCGCAAATATAATGAGGATGAGAAAAATAAATCTGATGCCAATAGTTATGTACAAATAGGTGGATATAATGGTGTATCCACAGTTAAAAGACCAGAATCTTCATATGGTGTTCCTGGAGAAGGCTTTGCGCCTGATTATGATGTATATTATGATACATCTAATACTGCATATTATACTCCTGTATCTGGAAATGGTTCTGGTGGTGAAGGTGCCTCTATTTATGATAATAGCAGTATGTCTAATATGACTGGCTATTATGGCCAAGTTGCAAGCGACATATCTGCATATGATAAACTCAGAGCATCCAGTAATCCAATTGCTTTTGCAGCATCAAGAGTTATTCCGCTTGATCAGATATCTATGATAAATAGTGCTACTAAGCAAAAGAGTAGGAATAAGATATCTGGATATGCTCCATCTGGCTTTATACAAGATAGTGGAGCTTATTATACAGAAGGTGGCCCATCGTTTGATCCTCTGGCAAAACAGTTTGATAAAAATGATTTTATCGAATCACGATCTGTGGAAGAATGGCTCAGAGATGCTTCATACTCTGCAAAAGAACTTGGTGGTATATATGGTTTCGCAGTAGACTTAGCATTCCCTGCTCAACATAAATATATAGAAGCAAATGCTGGCGCAATGGCTTCATTCTCTGGTAGATTCTGGGATGAAAATGTCGGCGGCTATGGTGGAGACATCATGGAAATCGCAAGACGATTCTTCCCTCATGAAGATCATTCTGTTACTAAAATTAATAATATACAGAATACGATGCCCGAATGGATCCCCGAGCGTTTTCATTACTCAGACCCGTACACATCACTACCCAAAGGCGACATGAGACTTCCTGGTCCAGGTTATGAAACTCTGAATGAATTACACCCTGATTCCTACGGGATTTACGGCAGTTTTGATAGATTCAAAATCTTAGCAGATATCGCTCCTTGGTCACAAGAATATAAACAATGGCACAGAATAGTTAAGCAACAGAATTTAAGTCCTGAAATGCAGGATGAAATCAAAGAGATAGAAGATAGAGTTAAGCGCCAAAATTCAAGACACACATTCTATAATAAAAACTACGATATAGAAACAGAAGATATAAATGGTACTGTTTCTGAAGTTGGCAAAGATAATACCTTTAAACTATATGGTTCAGATAAGGTATATTCTGTTGCAGGAGTAGATTTAAGAAGTGGTCAGGAATTAAGTCAATTTTTAACTGCTGGTTCTGATGTTAAACTTACTGTTGATAAAAAAGATTTAAATAATGATGTAACAGGTGCTATTGTATATGATTATTCTAATAGTGGAGCTAATGTTACAAGATCAATAATTGAAGCTGATGCTGGAACAATTAATAGAGACACATCAATTGGAGTACAAGCATATTCTGATGGCTTCTCTGTTTTAAATGCGCTTGGTGAATCTGTCGCGCATGCTCCTATTCCATTCATACATAATAAATTCTTAAGAGTGAATACTCCTATGGAAGCCTGGGAAGAAGAAGAACTATATGGAACATCATATTCTACTTGGAATCATCCTGTAGAAGGCTATATAAAACCAGCTATAAGAAAAACTATGGCAATGACTCCAATGGCTATCGTAGCTAATGTCGCATTGACTGGAATATCTAAGTATATTGATAGTACAGATGCAAGTGATCTTATAAAAGCCGGTGCTAAATCTGCTGAAGCATTAACTAATCCATTGGCATTCGCAGGTGGTATGGCTTCTTCCCTTCTCACCATGAATACAAAATATACTAAGCTTGGTGTAGATATAGGAGAAGCGATAGGTCTTGGAGTATTAGCATATAAGAGTGCAGATAATCCTATTTTATCTACAATAACTGGTACTGCTATAGGAGCTACATTTGGCGCGCAATTCTTTAAAACTACTCATGTTAAAGGAGCTGAAGTAGGAGCTCTTGTTGGACTAGGTATATCAGCTCTCAAAAATGCTTATTTTGACAAAGATGAGATGTTTGGAGACTATGTGCCTGAGGATGCTCAAAAACGTTGGGATATGCAAGAATACTTTGATAGACTCAAATATATAAAGTATTCAGGATTATATGAAGAAGCTGCTCGTCAAGCAAAAGAAAAAGAAGGAGTAGACATTAAATCTATCCTTAATAGAATGGAATATGCGGAAGAAGAAAATAAAGAGCTCCAACAAAAGCTGTTAAAGTATAGAAACAATATTCAAAATAACTCATTCTTATCTTATTCTGAACGTCAAGAAGCATTAAGTAACATAGAAGGTAAATTAGCTCAAATAAAATATAATAACGATAGTGTAGTCATTGAAGGTGGAGAATACACTAAAGCTGCTATAGCTTATAAAAAGGCTGCTGAATCTACTATTTATGGTCTTCAAGATGATGCAGGATGGTCAGAGATATTAAAAGCATTGCCCAAAAACCATAGAGACTTCTTTATGGAGTTTGCTAAAGAAACTGATGAAGATAAACGTAATGAGATACGCTCAAAAGTTTCTGATTACGAAGGTAAGGTTCTCGACCTTGTTTGGAATGAAAAGAAATCCAAAATAGAAGACAATGCAGAATATTTTACAGATCATTATCTTCCTAATATGTCCTGGGTTGGTTGGAAACCAGACACAAGCCTTGACAATGTGCAAATGAAGACAATAGAAAATGAAGGTATGCTGCTTTCTGACTTTGGTTTCTATGATTCAAATCTTGAAGAATATGATGCACAAAATACTCCTGGTATAGATAATTATAGACAAGAAAGTTCTGCTCTTATGACACGTGCTAATCTTATTACATCAATGAATGGCTTTGGCTTATTTAATGTTGATGTAAGTTTGACACCGACAAGAAAACCAGGATTAAATATCATATACGAAATAACAAGAATCAACGCATATAAAGCCAAAGAAAAAATCAATCAAGAATTAGGATTCAGAGCTGTGTATTAATAGACATAAGGTAGTGTAAATAGTTACACTACCTTTATTCTGTCGGTAATATATTAGTATATTATAAATGTTTCTTTGAGAGGATAATTTTTAGTGAAACGATCAAATAAAGTTAGATATAAAAAATATTCTTTACAAAATATACAGGAGCAATCTGCTCAGACTCAAAAAAATACATTTGATGTATTTAGCGACATAACAAGAGATATTTACAATGCTCGTATGGATCGTTTTATTACAAATGGATCTACAGAGCATTCTCTTATTATACAACAAAGAAGATTTGATGCTGTATCGGTTTCTCCTGCTTCTGATAATTTATTAAAAGGACTTATAGGTCTTACGTTACCTAAGACAAATACTCCTTCTAATCTTATGCATTCTACAGTAAATAGAGCTGTTAAATACACGTATCAAAAGACTCCATATAGAAATAACCTATATGAATTCAATCAGTCTTTGGATGCTCTCAAAAAAGCTGTGAATACTGGCAATGCAACTGCTTATATATTTGACCTTGAAACTGTAACTGGTAAGAATGCAAAGAATAAAGAGCATTATACTGCAATAACAGAATTATCTATAAAGAGCGCTACATTAGGTTCTGATGGTAAATTTCTTGAGACTACCGGAGATTCTATTGAAGGAATCATTGGATTCAACGCTGAACAAGAAGGCAATGTCAGAAACATGCTCGGAGATTATCTTTCCGGTAAAAGGAAAATTGATCCGAAAAGAATGTCTGAAGAGCAAAGAGTTGCTTTTACAGAAATTCTTAACTTTGATTATGCATTTCAGAATGGCGGAGTATCTTCATCTGCTGAAATAACTGGTGGAGGTTTTAGACTTTATAAAACCAAATCCAAATTGTCAAGAGAAGAGTTAGATGCAAGAGTTAAATCCATGTCACAGGGCGATCTTATTCAAGCGCTTGACAGAGGTATCTCTAAGCTTCGTGAAGTACATGACAATTCTGATGCAGATATGGCGTTGCAAGAATATGCAAAAAGACTTCAGTCTGTTGATGGTAAGAATATATTTGCTGTTGGTGCTAATATACGCCAATATGATATTAATGTATCGAGAGCATTAGGTTTGCTTAATGGCGATCCAACAAGAAATGGTATTATAGATATCACTGAGCTTGCACAGCATCACAATGCACTTACTGGAAGTTCTACTCGTGCAGGAGCACAACAGTCTAATGTATTTAAGCAATTAGGATTATCATTACCTAATGGCATGGTTCCTCATATTGCATCAACAGATACATATATGTCACTCGGAATCTTAAATAAGACCCTTGATCAAGGTGGATGGATAGATCAGAATTTAGCAGCTGGTGACAAAAGGCCAAAATCTGAATTTAAAATAGGTGGTATATATCGTGCCGGAGATACTGTTGATGCCCCAATATCTTTTGGTAGAGGAAAAGATGGCACAATAATATCTTCTACTGGTTATACTTATGATCCATTAAATAAGAATCATCAGTTACGAAGAAATTATGGTTACAGTTTTGGACTTCAGAAAGATATGTCCTATGAGCTTACCGGACATGAAGTATTAGACATATCTCAATTATCTGAAGAACAAAAAACAAGTTTCAGAGAAATGGCTGGCGATAAATATCTTGGCAGTAAAAATCTGCATGTAGTTACTATGGCTCCTATACTTGATGCATCAGACCCAGAATATACTACTGAATCATTTACAAGAACCATTATACTTGGTGAGCAGGATTTTCAATCAGCTATAGGTTCATTAGAACATGTAGGTAATACAAAAATTTCTAAAGATGGTAAAAAGGCAAATATATTTTTTGCTGGCTATAAACCATCTGATATGAAGAATGGATCTACTATAGAAACTCATAACCTTGAAAGTACTGTAAGATCTTTTGAAGACAATCCATTCAAAATGCTTTCAAGCATGCATTCATATACATCTACTGATGTTGCTCATAAAGAACTAGTAGATCAATTGTCTTCTGCCATCGCCACAGGAGATCAAAAGCAAATAGATTTTGTAAGGTCAGAACTCGCAAAATCTATGCATGCATTCTATGCTAAGAAGAATAATGGTATAGAGTTAACTGGTAAGATGGCAATGCATGCAGAAAGTTTTGCTAATATGTCTGAGCTTGTTCCAGTATTTAAGGACTATATGCGAACTGAGCATGGTATATCTGATGTTACTGATTATACTGAAACATTTAATCAAGCCATTAAATCCTTTGTAGAAAATCTGACTATTCAGCCTAAAAATAGTGGGTATACCGGTCAAAGACCTATTAATGTAGGACACATGGTTAAATCCAAGCCAGTTACCGGTGATGTTCTTACGTTTAATATAAGTGGCATAACCAGAGATACAGCGCAGCATGGTTCTATGACTCTTAATTTTAATGACTATAGAGGAGAAAATAGATATAAGCTTGCTGAAAGATTATGGAATGCTTCTGGATATAAAGCATCAGACTTTAAAGATACTGATGAATATAAAAAGGTTCAATTACTTAAAAACTTTACTGAATCTCTAATAGACGAAGATTCATATTCTGGAGTAAAGACTGCTGGATCAGGAATTAAAAAGAATCAAGCTGTATTAGATAAATTAGTCAATGCAGGTATATTAAGCTTTAATTCTGAATCTTTTGTCTATGGTGTATCAGATATATTTGATGGAGATGTTTCTGCATCGCAACTTATTGATAGAATAAGTGGATCAATACCTGATGAAACCATAAAATATCTTAAAGATACGCAAGACAAGAGTTCTGTATTATCTACCATGATATATGACGCTCTTAAAGAGAGCGGAGTCAGAACAACGAGCGCAGAAACAAGAATGTTACCTGAACTTAGGCCAGAAGAAACGTTTTTGTTTTGGGGACAAAATGCCGCAGTAACAAGAGTTAGATCAATGGATCAGGCTAAGGATCTATTTAAAAAAACGCTTGAGGCAACCCCAATAATCCGTACAGTTCCTGCGTCTCATGCACTATCAAAAGACCAGAAAAAAACTACTATTAATAGTATGATGTCTGCTCTTGTAGATGAAGAAATCGATCCTATTCATGGTTCTAAATTTGCAAACTTCTTATCTACCAGAGGATTTACTCAAGAAGAGATATCTAGAAAAGCTATTACAATTGGTGATACTATAAGTGAATATCAAGACTATCTTAGTCATTTAGTATCAGCGTATAGCGAAGCCGGACTTGACTTCTCTATCACAGATAATGGAATTTATGCAAGAGATTCTGCATCAAAATACGTAAAGCTTAATCTACCTGAAATCAGAAGATATGATAATGGTACTGTATACATTAAATATGGCGGACAGGATGTAGCCATAGAATCAAGTGCCGTAATACATGATGGTAAAATTAAAATCCGTTCTCCATTCAGTAACAGAACTGGTAAGGCTATTAATAACTCTAATCGTACTATTGCCGAAAGTGAACGTCTTGGAAATAAAGTGACTATAGAAACTCTCACACATCAAATACAAGAAGACTTCAGATATAATCTGGCTCAAGCTGGTGAAGCATTCCATGAAACATCTTCTAATAGGTTTACGTCTGGTGGAACACTTAATGTAGTCGATATTGTTAGCAATATGTTTGGTGGACAAGGAAGTCTTGAATCAATTGGTGCATTAGGAAACTTTGCCTCAACAAACCCAACTGATTTCAGACGCATGAAAGATCTGTTTACAGAATTCAGACAAAACAATGCTGATAAACCAATTGATAACATACCAAGTATAGGACAAAAGTTCTATGAGTTATTTACAGCCAATGCTCCTACAATATTTAATTCAATAGCTGAATCAGGTGCTGTTGCAGACGATAGTGTTCGAAATATATTTGCAAGTCTCGCTCCATTCGCAACACAAGAAAAAACTATGGCGGGTGGATCTTATTTTATAGGAACACCAAGATATTCAACAGCCATGAGCGGTTTCTTCAATCAGAAACGTAATACCGGTTTCCAAAATGCTAAATCACCTATGAGTATGTCTGCCGAAAAACTTACTTCTATTGATGGTGTCCGTACTGGTAGAACTATTGAAACTGAAGAAATGATTAAGGCATTTTCTGGCAACACTGAGACAGTTGATTCTGTAAGAATAAAAATGGCTCATATGAATCAACGTGAAGTATATGACCGAATAGAAAAATATATTGATTCAGGTGCTATAAAAACTATTAAAGATGGTTATAGCGAAGATACAACTAAAGCAGCATTAGGTGTTTTATTAGCAAGTAACGTTGAGAATGATGGCGCATTTGTTTCTGGCGAGCTTGCCAGAGCATTACCTCAAGCTAATGTCAATACAAAATCAATCGATCTTACAAGAGTCAATTTTAATGGTATAAGGTCTAAAAACAAAGAAGATGTTATAAAAGGTAGAGATATGATTCCTCAATTCTCTATCGATCCTAATAGTGGTGCTGTAACAATAGAATACTCTAAGAGTTTCTTTGTTAAACAGGGTGAGAATCTTGTTATGCTTGAAAAAGATAAAACCTTAGCTGCGCAAATGACTACTACATACACTACAGCCCAAAAGGATTACATTGCTTCTATAAGATATTTCAACGAAAATGGAGTAGAATTGTCCGAGAGACAAATAAATCAAGCACTTGCCGCATTAAAACTGGATCCTGCTCTTTATGGAATGAATAATCAAGAAGTAAATGATGCAGTCAGCAAGATGCTTAAATCAAAAGGAATCACATCTACACTTAAATTAAATCCTATTGATGTTGCAACCAAAATAGGTTATGGTGAAGAAAAAACATTTGCAACTCCATTACTTTTGGCATTTGGTGGAACACAAGTACAGAAGGATATTCTAGCTAAATATTCTGAGAAAGACAAGCGTGGTATTCTTGGTAGCGCTTCTGGTCATATTTTGAGTCAGGATGCATTTGATGTTATAGCAAACTATGTTGGTATGTCTAATGAAGATGTTAAGATAATGCAGCGTGAAATGCTTGCACCTACTATGTTTTGGAAAGGTGCATTAAAGGGCACAAGTGCAGCAGATGCATTACTCTTTACTAATATCAACGAAGTTAAACACCAGAGTATATCTGATTCTGTTGCTATTATGACTCAGGACATAATAGATACATACAAAGATGACCCAGATAAAATAAATGCTATATTAAAAAAGGTTTATGGAGATAGTGCCATCTATGATCCTAAAAGACAATCTGCGCTCATAAGTAGTAATCTTGATTATATTAATATGGATGAACTTACAAAGGCATATAAAACAATTTCTCGTAAATCTGGAGATATAGCAACAAGTACTGTATCTATTATTTCTGCTGATGACTGGAAAGCAGGAAAAGTTACTGGTAGTATAGCTAAAGATTTAGCACAAGTCAAACAGGCTTATCTTAACGGTGACATATCTTCTGATGAAGCAAGTAGAATGCAAGACCAGATAAGACAAAGATATGCTCAAGATTATCGCATGGAAGGCACTAAGCTTAGTCAACAGGAAAAGAATATCTTTGGAACATATAAATATAATGATAATACTTTGTCTTCTTTTATCGGCGCAGAATCTGATGATGAATTTATATCCAGCACTCAAAAAGCTCTTGAACAACGTGGCATATTGTCAAAAACAGATGGATTATATGCATTAACAGACCAGTATAGTAAGAATACTGAACCGATTTATTCTGGTACTTATGCAGCAATAGATAAAATAATGAAGAATGGATATGATTATGAAATATCTACCAATCCATTAGGTATCGCTGACAGAAAATATCAGGCTAAGGAAATTATTGATGATTATCGACATAATATAGAACCAATAAACAATACTGATAATTTTGTTCTTAAAGAGGATCTAATTAAAAAGAGCGGCATAAATACCGTCTCTGCATCTCAAATGGCTATACCTACTGGAGATATAGCAACAGAGATGCTAAAAGATCCAAATAATCCATTTACTCATGATACAGTTATTGATCTTGGAGAAAGATTTAGCAATGATAGGTATCTTGCTGTAAAAGGATTAAACCCTAAATTCTATGATGACACATTAATTAAAACTCAATATCAAAAAGAATTTTCTTCGCTTAGAAGAGAATCAGAAATGTTATCTGCATTAGATGAAGATAAGCTTGATAGAAGAATTATAGATAGTCGTTTTAGTGGGCGTAATCTTACTAAGTCGGAAATGCAACAGGAATTACAGCAGAGTATTCTTTCGCATAAGCAAAATATACTTGCACAGCAAGCAAATCTGCTCGGCGGCAAAAACTCAGTTGCAGCCTCTATAATGTCTGAACGTGCAGATATGAGTGCGATGCTTGAGTCTCAGACTGCTACTATACCAATTGGTAGTAAGATGGAAAGCCTATATGATAATTTATCTTTTGAAGGTACATCAATTAAAGAGCATGTAAGCAAAGGTCATTATATAGATTTTGCTGTTGTAAACCCTGATGACATAAAACAAATGGGCATATTAGATAATGCCGATGAATATGTTGATTATCTAAAGAAAGACCGATCTGATTTTTATAATACGCTAATGGGACAAGTAGGACAAGATGCATCAAATGAAGATATAATGATGCAGGCTATGAGAACAGAAGGTATTAATATGTATGCCGGACGTTATCCTACTGTTCATGAGCATAGTGTTATGGGTGTCAGAATGTATGCAAGTGATGATGTCCAAAGAAACACCATAAGGCTTCCACAGTGGACTCAGAAGAAAATGAAGAACGATAATGACTCAGACAAAGTCAGTGTCTTTAATATCTCTGAGGACTTTATGCAATCGCAGCAAGTAGATACTACAAACATTGCTATCCAATCTGCTGAAAATAAGACAATCGGAGATAAAGTAATTCAAGATTATATGGAAGGCAGGAGCAGTGACAACTTTGATCCGACTATCGCTGCAAGAGAACGTATGGTATTTGGTCATGCATACAGAAATATTGCAGACTCATCTGAATATAATGATGTTCAGAATCAGATTAATCAAAGCCAGTATAGAAATGATTTTATTGATTTGTATTCTAAGGCACAGAGTGCAGCTAATCCTAAAGAAGGATCTTATGCAGATGACATTTTTGCAGAGTTAGTTCAGCAAAGACAAAGTGACCAAGGATATGATGCGAACTTTGCATATGAAATGAAAAGTCTATACATAGGTAAGCATCGTATGGATGAATCTCTTGTTGCAGAGATAGCACAGTCTAGTAAGGGTAAGGTCGGTTTTATAAACAATGCAGTAAGTACTTATACTAAAATAGGCGATCAGTTTACAACTGGCATGATAGGTCAAGTTGGAGACGATGCTGAACAAAAACTCAGATATGAAGCTGCCAATGAATTGTTTAAAAAACAACGTGGAGACTTGATAGAAAATATTATCAATGCAAAGAATACTGCTGGTGCTGACCAATTAACCATAGTTTCAGATATGATAAACAATATGGGGATCATAGAAGGAGAATATAATAAAGATAAGGTTGGTATAGCTAAAGAAAAGCTTGCTGGTATCATAGATACTGCCATTGGTAGTAAGTATGAAGACTATATTGCTAGTTCCGCTGATACCGGTACATCTATAGCGAAGTATTTAACAAGTCAAGGATTTGACATAAATGATAAGAGTCAAATGCCCGAAATGCGAGCAGCTCTAGCAAATCTAGGTGTCGATGTTATGTCTGAAACTTCTCGTAGAGCTAATATTGACTTTATGCATAGGTCAAAAGTTGGAATATCTGCGTCTGGTGGTTATTATATTGATAATATCGATCTTAGAACTACTTCTGACAATGGACTTACATATAGTATAGATTATGATATGACATTGCGTGATAGAGAGCCTAAGCGTGTTTCGCAGCAGTTTATTGAAAATAATGGCGACGCTATAATGCATACAGCGAAAATAGATACAGAATCAATTGCTAAAGAAGCATCTGAAAACGTTGCCAAAACAACTTCAA